CGCCTATTGACAGTATAATTTAAAAGATTAAGGTATTGAAATGAGCGATAACACTTCGACGGTGGCAGCAGCCGAGCCTATTGTAATGTATTTGATTGTACGTGAATCTCTTGGAATGAGTATTGGTAAGACTGCTGCGCAATGTGCTCATGCATCTCAAATGCTTCAGATACAGTTTGAAGAATTAAAATCAAAAGATTTATGTGGTTGGTGCGAAGGAACGGATAAGTATAATATTGAGTTATTCAATAAATGGCTAGATACATCATATCGTAAAGTTGTACTTAAAGCAAGTGAAAAAGAATGGGGTAAGTTAAAAGAGCTGATGACTGATACTGATGTACTAGTAATAGATGCAGGATTAACTGAGATACCATCTAATACTGAAACTGTTATTGGTTTATTTCCCATTAAAAAATCTTCAGTTAACAAAACTATTAAACGATTACAGGTATTAAAATGATCAATAAAAAAATCATTGATTGCCGAATTGAAAAATAAAGCTTTTAAAATAAAGTAATTATTTTATTGATTGCAAATTGATCCTAAATTCCCTAAGAAGAAATTTGGTTCAAGTATTCGTAATGTATTGGAAGTAGATAATGAAATTCCTGTATTTTCACAGGACAGAAATTATATTGACAAATTCGTTTATGAACCAAAATTAGAAGATAATGGAAAATAAAGAATCATTTCACAATAGAGTTAAGCCATATCTATCTACTTCACAGCAATTGGATGTGAAGCTTGCTTATGTTCTAGCTAAATTTGGTCATCGATCACAAGTTAGAAAGGAGCTAACTGATGGTAAACAAACTCGTTACTTTGAGCATGTTCGTCGCGTTGCCATTATTCTAATGGATGATATGAAGATTATGGATCGTAATATGATTATTGCGTCTCTTCTTCACGATTCTGTTGAAGATACAGATGACGTTACGAAAGAGTTGCTTGAACATTCTTTTGGTACGGAAGTAGCTAGTATTGTTGGGCTTCTTTCAAAAGTTCCTAAGGAAGGCTATCATGAAAGATTGGCGATGTGCGTAAGCTGGAAAGCACTTGCTATTAAGGCTTGCGACAGGCTTGACAATCTAAGATCCCTTATGGTTGATGGAACGACTGCTGAGTTCCAGAAGAGACAGATTAAGGAAACAAAAGAGTACTACTTCCCTTTGTTTGATAAGTTGCTTACAATGTGTCCACAGGAACATCTTGTGAATGTTTCAGTAGTTCGCGATGAAGTTAGAAGGCTTATTGAAAGATACTCAACGATAATTGAATTGCGTGAACAAGCAACTGAAAAATTAGCTGATCATGATAAATATTTAGAGAATCTTATCAAAGAAAATGATCTACATTAATTAAAGAGTTTATAATTGGGCATACGGGTATGCCAAACAACGAATCAGATCAATTTGGAGATGATGAGCCAACACGTCCTGAAACTCCTTCATCTAAGTCTGGAAAGTTCAGGGCTTGTTTCCTTTGCTCAACATTTATGTCAGAATTTCTTTTCATAAACGAAAAGTGTGTTTGCCAAAAATGTTTTGACTCCATTCATGACGGAACGTACAGTATCATTAACAAGTAACTGCGTCTCGTTCACACATCCGGCGCTACGCCTGTAGTGCCAGGCGGGTACTTATCTATTTACTATTTCCATAAAGGTAAATCAATGTCATCGCGAATTGCAGAACTTGCTTCAAAAATCTTCAAGGCTCGTCAGGATTATTACAACAGCAACCCAACAGTTAGTGATAAAATTTTCGATGCATGGGTCGATGAACTTCGAGCTCTTGATCCAACTAACAGAGCCGTCACTGACATTGGTGCGCCTGTTGCTCCTTCAGAATGGAAGAAGGCTAAGCATCAGATTCCTATGGGATCTCTTGATAAGGTAAATCAGCCGCATGAACTTACAAAATGGGCTGAGGTTGCATCAAATCAAAAACTGTTTATTACAGAAAAGCTTGATGGCATTTCAATTGAAGTAATCTATGAGAATGGTATTGTTAAACAAGCAATTACTCGTGGTGATGGTGAAACTGGCGAAGATATTACTTCAAATGTAGTTAAAATGCATGGGGTTGTTCGTAGAACTCATTTCAATTTTAATGGTTCAATTCGTGGTGAAATCATTATGAGGAAGACGAATCACAAGAAATATTTTGCTGATAAATCTAATCCGCGTAATGCAGCTTCAGGTACAGCTAAGCGATTGGATGGTATTGGTTCTGAACACCTTAATGTAATCTTTTACCAAGTAATTGGTGATATTGAGTTCAAGACAGAGAATGATCAATTTGATTGGCTTGATATGCAAGGGTTTCAAACTCCTAATCGTTGGACATCTGCTAATGCAGCGGCTGCTTCTAAACATTGGCGTGACTATCAGGATAAGTTCAGGGCAGACCTTGACTATGATATTGATGGTTTGGTTATCCGAATCAATGATATGGATTTTCAACAAGCTCTTGGTGATAAAGACATGCGCCCTAAAGGTGCTATCGCTTTTAAGTTTGATAATGAGACTAGGGAATCTGTCATCAAAGATATTGTCTGGCAGGTTGGCAATAGTGGGCGTCTTACGCCAGTTGCCATAGTTGATCCGGTTGTTCTCGTTGGAGCCGTTGTAATGCGAGCTAGTATCTACAATATTGCATATATTGAGGAGCTTGGCATTGATATTAGCGCAACTGTCCTTGTGGCAAGAGCCAACGATGTTATTCCAAGAATTGAATGGGTTGTAAAGGGGACTGGCAAGACTCATCAGCCACCAACACATTGCCCTGAATGTGGTCAGCCAGTAGTATTGTCTGGTGAGAATCTGATGTGCTTCAATACTTTGTCATGTCCAGCTCAAGTGGTTGGAAGGATTAAAAATTGGATTAAGGATCTCAATGTTCTTGAATGGGGCGATACTCTTGTTGAGCGTCTTGTTCAATCAGGTAAGGTTACAACAGTAGCAGATCTTTATAAGCTTACTGTAGATGATCTTGCTGTTATTGATCGTATGGGTCAAAAGTCAGCGCAGAAGTGTTATTATACCCTTTGGGCTGGTGCTGAGGTTCCACTTGAGATTTTCATTGGAGCACTTAGCATTCCTATGATTGGGTCTTCAACAATCAAGCTTATCATGAATGCAGGTTGTGGTACACTTGAGAAGTTTGGTCAACTTGGAGCGGCTCAGTTTGAGACTGTTCCTGGTGTTGGACCTGTGAAAGCCAAGTCATTGGCTGATGGATTGGTTTCAAATCAGCAAGTTATCCTTGATTTGTTGGCAAATGGTGTAAAGATTAAAGGAGTCACTCAGGGTAAACTTACTGGTAAATCGATTTGTTTTACTGGTTCAATGAACATCAAGCGACCAATTCTTGAAAAGATGGCGTCTGAAGCTGGCGCAGATGTGAAGGGATCAGTTGGTAAAGGATTGACTTACCTTGTTATAGCTGACCCAAGTAGCAGTAGTTCCAAAGCTGTTACTGCTAGAAAACTTGGTACTCTGCTGATTTCCGAGCAAGACTTTTTGGATTTGGTGAAGTAATATAAAAGATCCAGATACCTATATGTAGGTAAAGTTATTGGTGACGAGTATTTACAAGGAAGGGTGACTTTCTTTGATGATGACGGTATGTCTGTAGAAATAGTAGCCTTGAATAATAAATATTAGATGAAGGTTTGCCTGCTAAGTTTAATATTTCAACTATCATGCCAATAACATTTAAGAAATCATTGGTAGATACATTTCATTACATAAATCCAACTATTTATTATTCTTTATATTCAACAAATGAAGATTGGCGTAAAAGTTGGATGCCAGCAGCCATGAACGTATCTGGTGCCCTTGATATTTTAAAAGAGTATCAAGACTTTTCAAAAAAGATAGTTAAAGTGCATTTTCCATTCATTGCTAATGAGAATGATTCTGAAAATGAGATTAATAGTATGTGTGATGCTATAATTAAATCTAAATTACAATGTGAATTCAATCTTGTTAGATATAATCCAGCCTCTGCTGATCAAGGAGTAGAGTCCTCAGAAGAGGTAATAAAAAGAAATACTGAGATAATATCTAATAGGTTTAGATTCAATGGTAAGGTACAAATTATACCAAGAGTTGGTTTTGATGTAAAAGCTTCTTGCGGTATGTTTGTATAATTATTTGGAGTAACATGCACGACATATTTTTTGATTTAGAAAACTTACGTAAGACAGCAAATGAAGAGGATGAATCTGATCAAGAATATTGGTTTTTTGGTCAAAGTTTTACGGATTCAAATCCAGAGACTAAAGAAAAGTCTAAGGGTTGTGTATGTAAGACTTGCAACGAGTTTTCTCCATATGCAGAATCAAATCAAGAAGATGGCAGTTTTAAATGCTATTCTTGTAAAATGCACGGATAATTTCAATGAAACACCCTCCAACGAGGTGGTATATGCCTGTGGAGGGTTCATCATGAATAATAATTCAAAATTCGTAATCACACAAGATATCTATGACCGCTGTGTTTCTTTTGCAAATGCATCTGTAGGAACCAGCTCAAATAAATATGCAAGCCGCAATCAATTTGACGTAGAGAAAATAAAAAAAGATATTCGCAATGGTAAGATTGCTGAGGAAGCAGCTTGGGAAGTCTTATCTAAGAGCTATCCAAATCTTTCTAAGCCTGACCATTCAATTTATACAGCCAAACAGAAATCTTGGGAGCCTGATTTAACTGATAAGGAAATCCCAATTAGAGTAGCAGTTAAGTCTCAAGATATCGAATCAGAGATTAATTTTGGCAGATCATGGGTTTTCCAATTTAATAAAACATCAAATTATGATCGCGATACTGGTATTTTTGGTGATGTTGATAATAATTATTATGCAATTTTCATATCATTAAATATACCTAAACGTTCTGGTACGATTCAAGCTATAGTAAAAATAAAATGGCTACATGATCATAATTTGTTTAAACCGATGATAAAAACTAATCTTCAAAATAATAAATTAGCGATTTATTATGATGATTTAGTTAAATTTAAGGATGAACTATGGCAGATTTAACTAAAAAATGTAAGACCTGCGGTATAGCTAAAAATATAAATGATTTTCCTATTCATTCTAAAAATGATTTGAAAATTTATTAT